CGAAGACGTGATACTTCTTTAGCAGTAAAATTATCCATATCAATATCCAACTCAGATAATTCCATACGACCTACACCATTTGTAGTAGTATCTCTGCGTACTCCGCAAACATAATACTTATTATCCCATTTAACTAAACGAGCATCTTCTAAACCAACAAATTCCCATAATGGCTCAACATCTAGTTTTGAGGTATCAATAAGTGTGTGGTTAGTAACCATAAGATCTTTATCAAGCTTCATAAGATAATTGGTTGTTCTAAGATTCATATCTTTTTCTGGATGTAAATATGATAATGGTCCCCATCTTGATGGAAACTTTTGAGTATTTTCTGAATGATAAAGTGTATAGTTTACGTGACGAAGATTAACTAGTATATCGCCATTGTCATCTACAAATACAGAAGGATTCATTAATCCCGTTCCGCTTGTTAATCCTTTAGAGATAACCAAGGGGGCTAATTTGCCCCCTTGCTCAACTGATCTTTGAACTAAGTTCATAAAATAACTTTCTACTTAATTACTGCAGGGTGTACCTGAAACCATCCTGATTGTTGCGTCTTCTTTTTTCCTGTAGCATCTGTTGATTGAATTTGATAAACAGATTTTGGTAAATTAAATAATTTTGTTTGATCTGGAGTTAAAATAATAACTATATTAGATCCACTAACTGTTATACCGCTACCCAAAGTTGCGGTGGCACAAAGAATATCTCCACCTTCCTTATCTCTAACTTCCATAATAAAAGTATAGTTGTTAAGGTTAGTTACGGGATTACCCAGAAGATCATAGATGGGAACAATTGCTTCCCATGAATCTCCTTGATAAATATCGTAATTTGTTTGTATTAGTGCCATAGTTATATTTTATCAGCTTTGACCAATATCTACAATTTCACACTCGCCAGATACGCAAGCAAGTGCTTGTGAGCCAGTAGTTGAATCTTCTAACTCGTATAGTGATAATGCTTCCCAGTTAATTGTCTTTGGCATCTTTGCAACAAGCTCAGTATAAGCAGACTCTTCAATTTCTTGATATGGAGCTTGTACATAAGTGTGTTCTGAATATGGAAGGAATGAAATTCCAGATACCTCATCAAAATTCTTATACACCCAAGCACCAACTTCCATCCACTCATCTTCTTTTACAGAAACTGTAATAGATGGCTTATGTTCACACCAATGACGCTGATAAACAAGCCAAATTTCTAATTGCTGAATTGCAGTTAGCTTGTCTCTTGTAATTGCGTTCTTAGGTGCTTTTACAGGAAATGAAAATACAGTTGTATCATTTGGCTTCATTACATCATCTTCTGCAGGAATACCAGAATCTTTGAGGAATTGAGTAATTGGATCTTTCTTGTCCCCACGAACTGTACGAATATAATAATCTGAATGCCACGCATGCATTCCTGAAGACACCCCGACCAATTGAGACACAGTACCAGATGGCTTTACACAAGTCACCGCAGCAGAAGCGGGAATCCCAATTTTCCCTGCCTCTTCAATATTAATTTGAACAGCATATTCACGAAGACCGTCTAATGTCTTTGCAAGCTTATCCATTCCATCTTGTCCAGAGAAGAATTTATTTCCAAACTGCCCTGTAAGAGAAACACCTAATAGGCGTTCTTCTTCTGTATTATCTTTCCAAACCTTGCGAAGATATTTGAAGTCTGTAAGTGTTGATTGCCATGTTCCAAGAATTGAGGCTAGACGAACTTTTTTAGCAACCGACTCTGGAGTATCCTCTTCACGTAATACGACTTCTGAAAGGTTACAAAACTGATAAGGACGTAAGATAATTTCTGAACATGGGTTAGTTCCATAGTGAATATCTGCACTTCTTCTTCCATACTTTGCTGCTTGTGCTTGCGCTGCTGCAACATTGTAGATACCACGTTCTCCTGACTTTGAGTCATAAAGTGATTTCCATTCTGCAATAAATTGCTCCATTTGTGGCTTACGTGAGTAAGCAACTGAGTTATTAGAAAGTGCACGTTGTGAGTTAGACTCCCACCAATTTCCTGCCTTTGCTCGTGCCATTTCAATATCGTTAATATTTGAAAGTGAAATCATTGCAGAACGACGAACTCCGCCTACAACAACTACCTCACCAATCTTACACATAATGTCATGGGCTTCAATTGGCTTTAATTGACGACCAAGAGCACCCTTAAAAATCTGAATTGTAAAGTCAAAAAGATTAACTAGTGGCTGTGGACCTGAAGATCTTCCACCCATTGTCTTAAGACGAGCACCAGAAGGACGAACCTTGCTGATATCAATTTGAGGAATCTGTCCTGCCCATAAAAGAGAAAGAAGCTCACGATAAGCCTTTGCCCATCCTTCTTTTGAATCTCCAACTGAAACAACAGTGTTTGACTTTTCTAATGTCTCAGGTAGGGCGGGAAGCTTATTGACATACTTATATTCAACAGAGAATCCAACACCTGTTCCACACATAAGAATATACATTGCTTCATCAAATGACTTAGCGTTATCTACAGGAAGAAATGCACAGTTATATCCAGAAACATTTTCTCTGTCTAATGCTGGTCCAGCAGTCATTACAGAACGCATAGATGGCATTACGTTACGATTAAATACTGCATCACGCAAATCTGCAACATCTTTTTCATTAGGAACAAAGTTGTGCTTTGTCTTAAGTTGATTTAACATAAAATCAAAATAGCGATCTACTGTTTCACCCCATGTTTCACGACGATTTTCGTTTTCTAACCATCTTGCATAACGTGATAGTGCAATAAAGTTTTCATATGGGTTTTCAATAGTTCTAGACATTTAATTATTTCTCCTTGGATTTTTAGATAGACTCCTAGTGTACCACACTAGAAATTTAAAAATGGTCTTTTTGAATTTTTTTCAATCTCTCAACTGCTGGTTTAGAGACCTTTTCCCAATTGTAATCTTTATGTATGAGAAAAGCATTTTTGTAAGATAGATCACAATATGAATCATAGTTTGTAACAACATCTTGCATATAAAACTTTAATTGATTAGCGTCAGGTTTCATTAATAAACCTGGATGAACTTCTGGCCAAGGTGACTGCCACCATGTTGCACCTAAAGGCATTGGAATATATCTTGCGTATGTTGCCCAACCTTCTGTGCATATTGTTGGAATACCCATAGCCATTGCTTGTAATGGATTAAATCCAAATCCTTCACCCCAACTTGGATAGACAAATGCATCACATAAATCATACAGTCCAACCATCTGTTCTGGAGTAAATGCACTTTCTATAATTCTAATATTTTTATAAAATGTACTTGGACTTCCATCATAAGCTTTTGTAATAGGATCAGTAACTCTTGTAGTGTTAATTCGACTGCATTTTAAAATGAGTTCGTAATCTGGATTATTGCCGTATAAATCAATAAAAGTATCAACAACTAGCTGGGCATCTTTTCTGTCCGCAGGTCCGCCTACATGTAGAAATCTAAAAGGACGGGATTTGTCACGGGAACGTTTCTTAGGAACCCATGTATCTTTAATACCGTGTTCATAAACAAATATAGGTTTATCTGTATGCTTAGAAAAAATTTCTGCACACCAAGGAGAAGTTGTCCACAATTCATCCACATGGGCTAAAGCATGATGCCAGCCAAAAAGTAATTCTGTGGATTCCCAAGGTGTATAACCAATTTTATATTGATCTTTAGCAAATGTATACATGTGTGGCATATTAAATGCAATGCCAATATTTGGTTCTCTTGATTTAATTAGACATTCTACGCCTAATTTTTCAAATGAATCTATTACATGTCTTGATGCTTCCCCGTATCCTACTGTGCGATCCATATATTCTGGTGCACCTGTAAATGAGACTTTGAGCACAATTGTTCCGTTCTACTTGTTTTTCTTAGTATATCATGCTAAACTAGAATTTACTACTCTTACCCCAGGAGGTTCAAAATGAACAATGAGAACAAAGCAAGGATAAGGACAGCGTGGACAATGATATGTGTGATGATTCTCACACTATTATTTGGGATAGATTCTCAAGCTCACGCTGCAATGAAGGAAGCGATAGTGTATAATAAAAATATATTATATATTAATAAATTTAATAATTTAGTTAATATAAAAGATATAATTAATATAGATTATAATAATATATTAAAGAAAAAAGTTCCTATTAAGACTTTTTATTTAGTTAATGATTTATCTTCTAGAAACACTTTTCAAATGCCCGATTATAGCCATGAGCTAAATCTAAAAACAACAAGAGTAGACAAGCGGGTAATCATATCAAGACTAGCAAATGCACTCAAATCCACTGAAACAGGTGGAGCGGGAGCATATTATCGCAAGTCTTATTCCAGCAGTGCATGCGGTGCATACCAGTACATGCCAGAAACATGGAATCACTACATGGGCTACAA